TCAACCAATTGATCGTAATACTGCATTGCCCCAAGAGTCTGCCCGGCCGCAAATGGCACTGTCATCTCCTGGACCGCGTTTGGAGCCTTCATGCGAACGATGCCGCCGATCTCGTTGTTTAGCAGATCATCAATATTAACCTGGCCCTCTACCATTGAGAGTCGAGGATTGTTGACCATGGCAATGTTGTCCAGGATCCCGCGCAGGATAGAAGTCGATGCATCCTGGTCATCAATGATTAGATCAGCGATAGAGCGTCCAAAGAATGTGTGTGGCTCTGGATCTGACTCAAACACCGCGAATGGAACGTGGCTGCACTGTTCATAATCTAACAGCTGGTATTCACCGCCACCCATGGTGATCTTGTACAGCTGGGGGATGCCTATACCCTCGATATCCATGCGCATATAGCATTCGGTAACAGCGACAAGACGCATTGAAGGATCGCGGATATCCTCGTCTTCTTCTTGCTCGTAGCCTCTGCGCTCAAAATCTTCCGCTTCAGCCATAGTGTCGTGATCAGAGATACCACCCAGCGCAGTGATGACATCAGGGTCATACCCCATCGCTATTAAATCACCGGCACGCATTTCTGTCCGATGACCACAAACGTAGAACTCATCAATTGATCTTGCGTTCCGATCAATAAAGAACTCTTCCGGGGGCACTGAATCTACGCGCAGCTCACCAATCGTCTTGTAGCGAACGATCTTGGCATCATGTGCAGCAACCTGGTTCTCCATACCGTCAGGTCCAATTTGAACCTCATAGGTCATTGAGTGCTCAATTACGTCAACATCCTGGTCCTGAGCCAGGAGCATAAACTCTTGCTCTGTAAGATTAGAGTATTCGTAAGTTTCAGACTCTCTTGATGTGTCCCAGTAAACTTTAACGATGCCTGTCTTTTTTAGCAGCGCATCATGGAATACATCTGTTAGAACGCGGTAGCCATTTTTCTCTGTGAACTGAGAGTGCACATACTTTGTCGCCGTTTCAGCAGCTGCCACTTCTTGAGGGCTTGTTGGCACAAACTGAACGTAATTTTCGTTTGATAAAAACACTCGTAAAAGACTTGGCTTGATCTGTCTGATCGTATCGCGAACCTTTGTAGATACAACCCGGCTGCGTCCCTCTTCTGCTTCCAGGTTGCATTCGCCTTCGTAGTAGCGTTGTGCCTGGATACGATCCTCTGCAATCTCCGACTCAACAAAGTCGATCGCATCAGAAACCGCATCACGGGCTATGCCTTCAATCTCACCTTCATCCATAGGCTTGAATGTAGACTCTTGCTCAGGCATATCTTCCATGCTTTCTTGCACCAAATCTTCTACTTCGATCATGGACTAATACCTTCTACAGCTCTTTCTAATACAACCCCGGATTGACCGGATCTGATTGCGCTATTCAATGCGTTAGCAATGACGCTGGCTTTTGCCTGGCTGACGCTGCCTTTTTCGATAGCTTCTTTAACGTATTTAATAGCAAGGTCAGCTTCCTTGCCAGTGCGTCCAGTAAGCACATCGATTATTTCGCCATATATTTGATCTTTGCGCTGTGTCTTGTATGACTCGCCAGCTCCTGTGAACAGATCCCTGGCTTTAACAGTAAAGCCCTTTGGATCAGCTTCAAACAACGATCTCAGTAAGCCGCCGCTAATCGCCTCTTCAACATCACCCTGGACTGCCTGGCGTACTGCTGTTTGTGATCCGACACTGACTGCACTCTGCAGCTCAAACGCCGCTTTTGCTTCGTCCAATTGCTTAAATAACTTTTCAGCCTGTTGCGGCCCCAGGATCTCTCTGACTTTTGCTCTGTTTGAGCCAGAGGACAATTCCTGCAGTATTTTTCGCATTTGTAGCTGATCTTCTGATTTTGATGACCCCGCTGCACGCTTTACATCGCCGATCAAGTAATCCATGCCGCGTCTAAATCCAAGACGGATGGCTGCCTTTTCTGACTGATCCGCGCCCTTCATAGCCCCGATAACGTCATCGATGCGTGTGGAGCTTCTGAGTAGCTGCTCGCCCATCTCTGCAGCACCCATTGACATGATGTTTTCTTTACCAAGTGCCACAGCCTCGCCGTAACGCGGAACAGCTGCAGAAACTGCATTTTTTAGATCTCTGGCCAGAGCGTCATACATCTGGCCCATGCCTGTCTTTTGCCCTTGTGTATTTACTTCTTTCTTTGCCAGGTCCTGCAATGCTTGTTTCAAATAATCCATTGACTGAACCGATGGCATTTGAATAAAGGTCACAGTTCCGTCAGATGCGATATTCGCCATGATCTGCTGATTACGCAGACCTTGAGCTTGCATCATCATATTGGCTTTATCAAAAGCCTCTTGAACCATGTTTGAAGGGATTCTTGAGACAACTTCCTCGATAGCTCTGCCAGCATCAGAGGTAAAGTCGATTGGTGTTGCATAGGCTTCGCCATAAGCAGCAGCTCGCGCTGGTGCAGATTGTGCAGCAACAACATCAACAACACGCTGCCCTGCTGGAGGAGGCGCACCAATTGTTTCGTCCAGGCCACCTAGTACACGTTGAGATGCCTCGTCTACCCGTCCTGATACAGCTTCTGTTACTGCCTGTCTCCCAGGACCTGATGATGCAGCTGCAGCGTCTAAAAGAACTTGTACAGCTTCGTTAGCATCAGCAACCATTCTCTGATCGCCAGCACGCTGCAATGCTTGCACAGTCTCATCTAGTGATCTTCCGTCATCCAGCTGCTTCTTGATGATTGTCGCTGCTTCCCGACTAACACCTAACTGTGTTGATAACTCTCTAGTAACTGCAGCCTCGCCCTGGCGTGATGCGATTAAACGCCCAGCCCATGGCAGAACAACAGCAATAGGAGCTGCAAATAAAGCCTGGAGAGTAGCGCGTTGACCAGATTTAGACAGGCGATCTTCAAGACTGTCCTGTCCCTCACCGAAACCGTAAAGAGCACCCTCACCAGCAGCGAGTGTTGTAGCACCGCCGACTGTTGCTGCTTGCTGCGCTAATGGAGGCATGCCCTCTAGTGCTTGCCGTCCTTTCTGAACGCCTTCGACGATTGCCTTAGCACCAGCCCTTGGCTCTCTAACAGTTTGACCAGGTATCTGTCGCGTTAAACCTCGCTTGATTCCTTCTTTGACGATCGGTCCACCAGCAACTAGTGACGACACAAGACCTGTCATTTTTGCTGCTTCACTAGTATATGGGTATTCGCCCTGCATCGATTTCGACATAAGTCGAGCCTGGCTCAAAACCTCTTCTTGCGGCCGTCCAGTAGCTGCTGCAGTAGCGGCTGCCAAAGCCTCATCTGTAAAGCTGCCTACGCCAAACGTACCTTCTAATAGTTTTTGTCCCAGTGTCGCCGGCATGCCAGCTTGCTGGATAACGTCTTGGCGCATCTCACTGCGAGCCGCCTGATATGGTGTTCTGATTTCAGCCTTTGGTGTGCCGGCCTGTAGCTGATCGAGGACAGCCTGGGCCATCTCTGGGCCGCCAGCAATGTTCTGATCTGCGTAACCTAGTCGTCCTGTTGCCTTATCGCGGAACACGCGGCCGCCGTTAGGCAAACCTGTGACAATAAAGTCTACAGGCTCTTCTTTTGGGATCATTGATTCAACAGCTGGGTCTGTAACCTGGGTCACAACATCAGCAGTCTTTTTTATCTGCTGCCCAGTTTCGAGCGATTTGACTAAGTCTTCTACAGTCCTGCTCATTGTTCTAACTGCCTCGCTCGTTCTCTGTCGGCATATGTTGTCCAGGCTTCAAACAAGTCCGAAACCTCTGCCGTTCTGTTCTGCCGATAAAAATCATAAAAGTGAACAACAGTGCCATCTGCCCGAACCACAACATTAGGAACGGTCAGAGCATAATTATTAACCTTTTCCATTTCTTCAAATACGTTTCCGCTGCCGGGCCTAATCCTTGTAGCCATGATGCCCAATAACTTTTTGATCTGAGCTGTTGATTGTCCGTATTTGAGAATCTCGCGGTTAGCTTCTTTCGGATTTGAGAGACCAGGGATGTACGTTTGCGCAAACCTCGCATCAAAATCTGTTTGTGGACCTTTATTTGCCCTCAGTTCTTCAGCAACCAATGCATTAGCAGCGGCATTAAAAGAGGCGGCATTCGCATAGGCTGTTTCATCGATAAGGCCGGATAATCCAAAGCCATCTAGCATGGTTCTGATTGCCTGGCGGTTAGCTTCTTCTCGCCCTGTATCTGTAAAGTCCAGGGCGCGATTCATTCTGCCAAATGCCTGTAATTGAGTCTGCGCTTGCTTGCCTTCGTTGATATAAGTGTTTTTGTTATCGGCAATATATTTATATTCCGCGTCAAACAACTTTGACTTATCGCCCTCAATATTGATTTCCGTACCGCCGCCGACACCGGAAACCTGGCCAGTGAGAGTGTTTACGTTATAAACCTTATTTGGATCGTAACCAGCAGCAGCACCACCAAGTTCAGCCCCTGTCTTTTGCTCGACAGAACCAGCTTTGTTGAACATGGTCATGCCGCCCTTGGCATCACCAGTGCTTTCGATATACTCAGCTGCGCGAATAGCTGCAGGGGTTCCGATCTGGCGCAAACGCGCAGCAACATTTGTAGCTCTGTTTTGTGTGCGTAGATCTTTCAGCTCAGATTGGATTGCAGAAGCTAGTCCCTGGTCTGGCTCCAGACGCATTGTGTTAAATGCCAAGGCTAATCTAAGCATATTCTCGCGATTGCCGAAAAATCCAGATATGCGCTCCTGGAATGTAGGATCAGTTTTTAGCTCAGGGTTTGTTGCTTCAATCTGTCTAGCTTGCTCTGCTTTTTGCGCTAAATCCTCCATGCCCATAACATCAGCACCAGGCTTTAACATGCCTCTGCCACCCATATCAGTGTCGCCACGCCTTGGAACTACTGTTGGAGGATTGACGCTGCCAACTTGCTCTTGAGGCATTGGTAACGGCATCTGCCCCTGCATGCGATTTTGCATTTGCGGCGTTGTGCTAGCCAGTGTCGTACCTACGGGGCCAGTAGGATATTGAGCCATCATTGTAGAAGCACTAGGCTTAGAAAACGAAATCTCTGGATTGTTCATTGCCCGCTGCAATCCAGTGCTGTCTCTAAATGCAGGGCTCATCATTGGTGAAGTTGCAGGGCTTGTGCCTGACTGCCGCATAAGCTCATCAATGATGCTGACAACCTGGTTAGTGCGTGGTCTTAACATGATAGCTCCTAAAATGTTGTCGCCGATACGTTGCCGTCTTCATCGCGTTCGCCGTAAGTCCCAGCGGCAGCTTCGACTGACTGATAACTAGGGCCAGAGTAACTTGGGCCCATTCCGCCGCCTGATTCAGCTCGATATGCATCACCGCGGTATCCAAAATCACCGCCGCCTAAGTCGTACAACCCAGCGTCATACAAATCACTGTTTTGACCAAATACTCCAGAAATCCCTGTGGATCCAGGATCCCCAAAACCAAGGAGTCTCCCTATGGTTGAATATCTCTGGCCACTTAAAATATCGCTTGGATTTTGTGCTTCGTAATCTTGGATTAACTTATCATTCAACAAAGATATTGCAGTTCCGAAAACAGGAATTGCCCCAGCATATTTATTCACTTTAACAGCATCACGATACTTTTCTGCCGGGGTCCTGTTGTCAACAGCCGCGGGGCCATCGCCTCCTCCAGCATTGTAGTTTTCAACAGGCATGATCGGTTCTAGTTCTGGCACAAGCAGTCGCGCTCGTCGCGCAGTATTCATCGCGTCACGTTCTGCTGTTCGCTTCTGGGCTGCTTCGACAGCGTCCATGATGCTATACATTTTTACGTCCTGCGTGGCATTGCCGTAGCAGCGAGAGTCAGATAGTCAAATAGACCGGGCTGCCTTGATTGAGTGGTTGTCTGAGGAACCGGGGCAGCACCAAGTGCCTGTACCGTGTAACCAAGCCCTGCTGCCGGTGCACCCGTGTATCCTGCATACTGCTGTTTTGCAGCGTCGATCAGTGCCTGTTGCATCGCTTGCTGTTGAGCACCTTGAGCTGCCAGATCCTGTTGGATTGTGCGGCCGGTCTGGAATGAAGTCTGACCAAGAGCACCAAGCTGTTGTGCTGCACCTAGCCCAAGATTTGCCTGAGCCAATCGATTCTGAATATCTGACTGCGCAGCCTGTTGTGCTTGTTGGAACCCTGCCTGGCGTAATGCAGCTGACTGCTGGCCAATCTGCTCTGCGACACCGCGTCCAAGTTCTGACATTGCGACACCGTGGCGTGATCCACCAAATGCACCGGCTCGTCCTGCCTGGTAGTCGAGCTGATTCATGCCCATCTGAGCACCGCGCATAATATCTGCTGTGTTTGCGTCAATGACTTGCTGAGTAAACGGGTTCTGGTACTGCCCGATATCAGATCCTGCGATGGTTCCGATGTTAGTAGTACCAGCTTCAACAGTACCGGCTAACGCACCTTGCTGCGCTAGTGATGCTTGCTGCATTGGGTTTGCGGTCATCCCGCCAGGTGCTGCTCCAGCCATCGTTATGCTCCGTATCCTGTATCTTGGCCAAACATAGATGCGTAGATCTGTGCTTGTGTTGGATCCGCTTGCTGCGCTGCTGCGACAGCTTGCTCAAACATTGGTGCGGATGAATAGCCAAACATGCCGCCCTGCTGCTGTGCCTGAGGCATTCCTTGGAACGCGGTTAAACCAATCTGATCCTGTGGCAACATCCCAAAAGCCTGGGCAGTATCGATATTCATCTGACCGGCTGCTTGTTGGGTTGGATTGAAACCAGCTACGTCTAGACCGTAGTAAGGTTGATAACCTAGTTGCTGTGCTTGTTCTGCGCGAGCGATGTTGCGCTTTGAAGCATCCTCGATGTAACCAGGTATCTCGACTGATGACGTTCTGCTACCGCCTTTACCACCACTCATATTAGCTCCTTTGCTAACGTCACATACTTTTCTTCGTAGCCAATGTCTTTGAGGACCCTGGCCCATCCCTTGCGCCCTGCTATGGTCATCGCGGTACACCCTTGCAGCTTACCCCACTGTTCAGCGGATTCCTGCATGTCCACAATCCCTTCCATTTTTCCAGCAGCAAGGAAAACGTGTAAAACTTTCCTATTAGGATACACCACTATCTCTGTCACTGCACATGCTTCAGGCCCTGGCCATAGCTGCATAGTACCTTTCAGAATGCCTTGTATTACATCTGTGACCTCATGTGTGCCGCCGCTGTATGCAAGAGCGTCAGCTATCCAGGGTAAACACCTTTTGATCTCTTGTACGATTTCTGGCTCTTTTACAGATGCGTTCATACGTCTACCTGCGTGATGACCATTGTCGCTGACGGTGCGACAGGGTACGGGCTTGATGCCGCTGTGCCGTCAATCGTCAGTCCGGTATCGGACACTGAGAATGCCGCCTCGATGTAATCATTGGCCGCGACAGTGAATAATCCTGCCCTTGTGATGACTTGACTCTCGCCTGAGTTTTTGACTGAGTGAACCATCGTGCTATATGCCAGAGATGTACCGTTTTTCTTCGGCCAAATGTAAATCGTCTTGCTGTTCGAGTTCCCTGACTGTAGCTCACAGCTAAACTCCAACTTGTACGTCCCTGCCTTCTCGAACACGATCCGGCTTGTCGTGGTGTCGTCGATACTGATGTGGTTGCTGATCGCTTCGTTTGTCCAAGTGATTAGCGTTTCGGTGTTAATCGCACTCGCTGTAAACGTGGTAGTGGTGTACGCAAGCAGGTGTGAGTTGTGGCCGTAATTGAGTGGCTCATACGCACCGTCACGCGATACAACCATGTGGTCTTCTTCACGATCCCAGGCAAGGTATCCGTCGTCAGACGCTGACTCACCACCCCTCAACTGATTTAGTCGGTACAGGTTACGCTGTAGGAATGAGTTGAGTCTTTCGCCCCAATCAGACCAATTCGGACCAAGTGGCGGAGGAGGAAATTCACTCACCGTCTACCACCCGCTTCTGCGTTGACGCGCATTGTACCAACCCGCCAATCTTCATTTGTTGCCGCCTCTACGCGCATCCTAATCTGCCTTCCGCTAAACCTGACAGATGTCGGCTGAGTGGTCAAAGTGAATGGACCATACTCTCGCTCTGTATCGTTTGGATGGAATCGTGTCTTGAAGTCCACAGTCACCTGACCATTGACTTCCTCATCAGAGATCAACTGATTGACCTTCATAATCGTGTCGCCATTACCAAGTGATATTGGAGCCGTTTCAGCGAATGGAGTGCTACTACCGTGGGCTACACCAATTTGCTCGTGGTTATACGAAATCCCAGATGCGTCCAACCAAATCGGGTTCTGGAAGACACCTTGACCAGTGCCGCAAGTTCTGTCGATTTCACCAAAGCTCCAATAGTTCTGCACATAGTCATAGGTGACGTATCTGTCGTTCTCTGTTGACCCATCTGAAGGGTAGAACCACCACACCTCATTATGCTCACTGTTATGAACGCCAAATGCCTTACTTATCTGGTTCAAGTTGATGTCGCCAAACACCTTGTCATACACATCGCACTGCATGTTTTTAGCAACAGAACCATCAAACACATAGAACGACTGTTTGCCCATCCAGAACGCGCCCTGATCTACTGCAACAGCCGCCTTTCTTGAAGCCACTCCGCAGGCTGTACCAATACGCTCAAATCCATACACATATGGAGGCCCTTGGTATGTAGCAATATGGGCATCTACTGTCGTAATGATTACTGTACGGCCTCGTACACGCAAGGCTGTCATGATCTCACCACTGGTCTGTAGCTCGATGTCACCCGCCTCGTTCGTTGCCGCAGGAGTCCACAGCGTGTTGTCCTCTCTGTCGCACCAAGCAATCTTTCGAGGATTACCTCCAGATGCAAGGGCAAAGATAAACCGCTCTTCAGTGACCACTAGCCCTTTGCAATCTGTTGGGCTGTTAGATATCTGTGCCGCGTCATTTGATGTATTCAGGTCCCACTCATACAGCTTGCCGTCAGATGTACAACAACCGACTAAGTATTCACCCCAGTTATCCAATGACCATGTGTCAGCTTCTTGGAATGAGTTTGCTCCAATCCGTTTTGTGCCGTACAGCCCGTTGCCGTAAAACCCACCGCTATACGCTGTATTGATTGCCGCATCATCACTACCAGTGGTAAATCCAGATGGCGTGATATCTGTCGCCACACCGCCCACATTCACATAAACAAGCTCAGACGCAGACCCGTATGCTTGGTTGGCGTTTCCGCTGTTATCTTTCCATGCGTGAGCCGCCCGTGGAACGCCAGTAAATGATGCTGAAAGATCGTCACGCTCTGACCAACCACCAATCGGACGCAGTGAATTGTTTTTCCATCTGACTAGGCTTGCGTCAAACCAACGATTCGCTGACTCATAGTCAGTACCGACACGATACAGCCCTGCCGGGATTTTTAGTGGTATCAGTGCCATGTTATCTCCATCTAGGGCCATTGACCCAACAAACCAAGCTCTTTCTCACACCGCTTGTCACCGGAGTGACGCGATGCCTGATGTAAGAAGGAAAGACAATCACTGAGCCTTTATTGCGATTGTTTGGCGATTCAATCTCGCACTCAAAGTCACCGCCTTCGTATTCATTATTATCTGACAATTGAATGACTAATGACAGTTTCCGGTCATACTTTTGATCTGCGTCCCAGAACGTGTCGATGTGCCAGTCATAATGCCCTTCATCATCAGCGTGGTACTCGGTGTACTGGATGTTCTCTATATCGTGAAGGTGAAAATCAAATGCATTATCGTTTGCCATGCGGATGTAATCCCACAGGCGATTCCTGAGCCACTCATTGTCGGTAAGCCACTGGACTCTGCTACTGCGTATGGACTCATTAACATCTGACCCTGCAACCCCGATAGTCGCCTGTTGCGTCTGGCTGACCAAATCATTACAGATGAAATCGCAGGACTCTTGATCGAATCCTCGATCCCATAATTGCCATACGCTTCGCATCAGGTGACCAACATATAATGCAAGCTAGCGGTGCCACTTATATTGACAAATGTAATCGTTCTACTAGATGAGCTATTGTTAAATAACGTGAAGTTTGCGTTCGATTGTGAATTTTGTGTACCACTTGATAAATTGGTTCCGCTTGATGATGTCGTCAAAGTTCCTGACTTGGCGATTGCGTCCTCACCATTTCCGACATAGACCACACTACCACCACTTGCTTTTAGGGCCAGAGTTTCGTTATCGCCATTTCTTGCATGGATGATTGCCATGCTATTCCCAGTCATGACAAAACTCTGGTTGTCATTGATGCTACCTACCGTTGCAGAGCTAATACCAGAAGCACCTGTGGGGCCTGTCGGTCCAGTTGGGCCAGTCGGGCCGGGACTTCCATTGCTCCCGGGGCTTCCGGGGCTTCCGGGGCTTCCGGTAGGGCCAGTTGGGCCTGTTGCTCCAGTAGGTCCAGTGGGACCGGCCAATGCGGCATTAGTGATTGTCGCCTTGCGTACAGCCCCTGCTGATACGTCATAGACGTTAATCAGGTCTGAGCCAGAGATGCTTGTCTCAGCAGTGTTCTCGTTGATTCCTGCGAGATCTGCAACGGCCTTCAGGTCTGTATCAAGATCATCCCAGTTTTGGTTGAGTTTCGTCCCCCATGTGGATTCACTGGCTCCCACCTCTGGCTTGGTGAACGAATAATTGGTTGTCGTTGTATCTGCCATTTTTGATCCTCTATGCCGCCTCAGTCCAATCTGTTGAGCCGACTGCTATTGATTCCCATGTTGTTGAGGCAGATGCCTCCGCTGTCCAAGTCTCACTTCCCTTGCTGATCTCTGACCAATCCTGATCGCCTTTTGCGATATCTGACCATGTTTCAGCACCTTCTGCGATATTTTCCCATTTTTCGCGCCCTACGGCTACGACCACTGCTGTTGGCTCAGAAAGTAATGAGGCTTCTCTTACCCTCTCAGATACAGCAGTCGTTGATAACAGCGCGTCTACCTGTGGCGCACCGACAAATATGCACGATGTCGCAACGGTGATTGTTGAAGGTGAATATGACTCTGCTGAAGACTGGAATATCTTCTCAGAGGAGCAAGTGTTGCTTGATGAGCAAGAAGACGCTCCTGTGGTCTCTCTGACCCTCTCAACGCCACTTGTGTTTGACGATGCCGCTGTGATCGTAGCATCTGCGCTAACAACAAATACGCTGTTGGCTATTCCGCTTGCGGCTCCCGATGGATTCGCATCGACTTCCCTGACGCGCACCCCTTCTGAAGCAAAGGATGCTGTCGGCAAAGATGTTGCTGACGACTCCCTGACCCTCGCACCATTCGCAGTCGTATTCACTGATGTGGTTGATGTGCCATTGATTAGCGCAGAGCCAAGTGGGACGCGCCTTGCCTGTGCAGATGTTGAGCATGATGCAGAAACAGAGGCAGATGCGCTTTGCTCTCGCTCTGCTGTGGCCGCTGTGCTTGCTGAAGCACTGACTGTTACCGCAACCTCAACCGTCTGGGCAGACTTCTCCTCAGAGTAAGCAAATTGCGAGTAAGAGCCAAAGCCAAGCATTACTCAGCCTTCCAAGGCAAGTCGTCTTCTTCTACCTCAGTGACGATCTCAGCCTTGTCGTTGATTTCTCGCTGTATCTCAGCGTCAACATGATCCGCATAATCACCAGTGACAACATTCTTGACCCACCCAAGGACCATATCTTCTGTCAGTTGATCTAGTGCGGTGAAGTTATTGGGATCGATCTGATCTGCATCAAATGGAGTCGCGCCCTCAAAATAACCAGTCACGCCTAAAACATCGTCATAGCCAATCTTCTGCCAATAGGTGTTGACGATAGCGTTCTCAAACGAATCAGTGTTCGTTGTCTTGATTCGGACGATCTTCCAAGTGTATTTAATCGCCATTATCTTCCTCGCTTTCAGACTGATCTGGCTCTGGCTGATTTCTTGCGTCGTGCCTCGCCTTCAGTATTGCGTCTAATTTTAAAAACAAGTTAATCGACATCTTTGTCGGAAGCTCGCCTAGTCCTGCCAATATCAGCCTGAGTTCATCGTTTGATAATTCGACATTATCATTGCCTGACATTAACTCCATCATTTTCATCGCTTGATCTAACATTTTAATAAACCGTCATATATCTGATTGTGAACGAATCTCCACGATGCGTTATCGTCCTATTGGATGTGCTTGTGTTAAATAACACCGCAAAGAATTGGTTTGCGTTATTTGAGTTTGACCGGAAAATACGGGTTCCTGATGAGCTTGTTGTCAAGTTACCGCCATATGTTGCAGTTGCACCGACTGAAACAAAACTGACCGTATTGCCACTTGTTTGTAATTCAACATCTCTGTTATCTGACGATGTGTAACCAGTAATAAATGCAAAACCTTTTCTTGGGAGAGTAAATGATCCGCCATTACTTATTGAGCCAGTTGCGGCAGAGTTCATTACACCTCTGGCTATCAGGTTGTTCGCCACAGTCGTGTTTGTGTTATTAACCTCAAGCCGTTCTGACCCACCTGTTACCACACGCCATTGGTCAGACGCATGGAATTGCATATAAGTGTTGGTGTCTCCCCTGTGACGAATAGACCCTTCAAGATCGATGGTGTTCATTACTGATGTTGAGGCAGGGTTGGTGTAGTAAGTGGTGTTGTTTGAATCGTAGAAGATAGGCGAACGCATCGACCCCGGAGCTAATGCATAGCTCGTATAGATGTACAACTCAGCATTGTTGTTACAGTAAATGTAGTTGTTGTTTGATCCTGTTCTGGCTCGACAAAACCAATGATTGTCATTGTCTAGTAGTCCAAACTCACCGCTACCCGAGCCATAAACAGCACCTTGGCGAACATTTCCTGAGTCATATATGCGGAGTCCACCATCTCCTGCATCATCATATGTCAGTCGAACATAGCCAGCACCATCACTTGTGAATCTGCTTCCGCTACTTACATAAAGACCGCCATCGGCTCGTATTCTTAACGGAGTATAAGTGCCATTACTGAACTCACTGGCGTTGTTGATTCTAAGCCAGTTATCGTTGTAGTCAGCAGATAATGCAGTCCTGCCGTTGAACGCAATGCCACGGTTATCATTGGTGTCGTTAGCTGAGAAATTGAGTACGTCCTGACCATCCTGAGATAGCGTCAACGTGCCGCTGACCGTGCCGCCAGATGTCGGCAAGTAGTTTGAGTGGCTATGGCTGTCGTTAGCCACCGTGACAGCAATACTGGTTGTGCCTGATCCAGTCGCATCGCCTGTCAGCGTGATTGTCTGGTTGCCAGTGATGTATCCAGAATCGTTCGTTAGCTCTGAGACAGCAGTTGGGATGTCATCGGTGAACGCGGCCTTCTCAGCAGGATGCGTGACAAATACAGACTTGTCTCCTGCCGCGAAATCAACTGCCGCCCCTGCGTTTGATGACTCTAGGATCGTATCGCGTGACAGCGTGGTTCCAGTGGCCGTATAAGTGCCTAGACCAACCTCCCACTCCTGATTGCCTGAATCAACAATCGCGTAATAAGTGGTGTTGCCATCGCCAATAACAGAAAACGACTGAAACCCATCAGCCGCTCCTGCGAGAGTCAATGTGCCTGTACCAGTGGTTGCCGTGGTTTCTTTAACCCGATCCTTAACTACCAGAGCCATTGCTCACTCCTTAGTCAAGCGTGATATCGAGATCGCCCGCAGGGATGCGGAATACGTCACCAGTTTCGATTGTCTTGGATGAACTCAGTGCCGCATACGCCAACAAGTTTCCTGCTGTTGAAGCATCCCATACACCAACGTGAGACACAGTGCCGTAGTTCGCTGTCGCTGTTGGGAATTCGACTGCCGCATCATTTGATGTGGTGTTGCCTGAAGTTGTGAATGTAACCGTCTGGCGAGCGTATGCTGTACCTGAAGTGGTTACCTCTGCGCCTGACCCATCTTCATCTGGGTTCGCGGTGTGGAGTGCAACGTACAGTGTTGATGGGGCAGTGTAGGCCGCCGCACCGAAAACGTGATCCAGAATCTCTGTTTCTAGGTAATTTGAGAATGACATTATCCAAGTCCTCTAATGTTGAGCCTGATGCCAGACCCTGAGTTCTTAACTCGCTCTGACTGTGCGTTGAGCTGCGATACTGCCGCAGAGTACATTTGTGCCCACACTGCAATTCTAGCATCTTCCTGCAAATATGGCGCAGAGTGTGCCAGGCTCGCATATAGGTAAATATCCGGGGCGTATTCAAGCAGCCAGTTTGTCGTATTTGAGTCACTGAGTGCAGGAATCTTCTGATAGTACAAAAGCTCAAAATCTGTATCTTCATCCGGTGTCGGAAAGAGCTCAAACTCTCCGCGAACGTGGGCATAGAACCGCGGCCGTCCTGCCTGGTCATCGACTGCAGCGCGTTTGTCAGCGATTGATGCCAATGATGCGAGCTCGACAGCGTCTGTGCCCTGGCTAGTTAAGTGGAATCGAATGGTCTCTAGCCAATCTGCCGGTAGTTGCATGTACTGATCACCCTGAGACTGCTGCCCTGATGCCCTAGCCTCCATCTCCCAGTGGCGAATATCACGATTCATCTGTGACTCACCAAGCTGAATGAACGTAGGGATCACCGAATCAAGATCATCCCGGTTAAGGAAGTCTGCGATCGTTGTCTGTAGATTTGCGTAGTTACTTATCGCCATTACTGAGTCCTGCGCTTGTTTGCTGGGGGCATTGTATCACTACTCGCCGAAAACCTGTCGCCATAACATACTGTTACGGTCTTTGTCCTTCATCGCACTCATCATCCCGCGACTCATGTACATTGATGGAATCATAGTTGTCGCATCAAGCATGATCATTGCAGGGTCATACCAATCTGACTCGCCATAGGCTGCCTTCTGTAAACGATTACCAGCGTCCTGTATCCCAAGTCCAGCCAAAAGACCGATCGGACCAGCCTGTTGAATGTTCTTTCCAAAACGCTGGGCTGCGAAAGCAGCGTTTCCAGCGGCCTGTGATACAGGATTGTTTGCGACTCCTTTGATTGAGCCTACATCAGGGCTAGGATCGTACCCTTCGCGCATGGTCTTATCTGCCATCTCCGCAGCAAACCGTGGAGCAATTCTTGGCTTGGTGATCTTCTGCCCTATATTGGCGTTCATCATGGCCAGCTCCAGGCGTGAATCCTGGTGCTTCTGTGCAGGAGTACGCATGTCTGTGTTCATCGACTCAATTTCTTTCTGTGTAAACCGAGGCATTTGCCCAGTCAACATCATCTCAATGAAATTAGACGCTTCTTGATCTGACATGTTCTCCATAAAAATACCTACACTTTGTGTTGCGTTTGTGTAAACTCGTCATATACGCGATTTAATCCTACTTGCCGCGTAGAGCTAAACAGGAGACTTAAAATGCCGTTTAAAGAAACTGTCCTTCCCAATGGGCTTGTTCTCATTGATTCATACGACATCACGCCAGAAGAAGAGTTGGCAAAGTTCAACCGGCTAAATGGTGTCAATTTGTTTCCCTCAGTGAACTACCGTTCGCGCTTAAAGAATCAATCACAGCAGGGGAGAGAATCGATCCAACAAGAGCCGGAAGAATAACGCCATTATCTACAGCCTTTTTGAGCCCTGCGACACCTTCATCTCGTAATATCGTTAAGGCTGTTATTATATCCTCGCGTATCGGCATACCTTGCTGCTGCGCGAACTTTATATCTCGCTCTAGGTTCTGTCCTGCCTTCGCTCGCAGTGCTGGCTCAATGCCTTTAGCAAAAACATCGTTCTTTGAAAGATCTGTTAAGAACTTAGATGTCGCCTCACCACTACCAGTGCCAGCCTGCCATGCAGATTCATAGTCTTCATATCCAGTCTGTATTTTAGCTCTCTCAACTCTACCAAGGTTTAAAGATTTAATATCATCACCTAGCGCGCCTTTAAGCTCTTTACCCAGAGAAACGCCTGTCCTAGCCTCGCCGATAGGGCTATATATGTCGTTGATTAAATTGATGCCCTTGCCAGTATCTACAGCAAAGAAGCCATTCCTTTCAGCGATAGCACTGATTTTTTCCATTTGTTCTTTTGTTGGGCTGTTACCCATGGGAATGGTGAGGCTTGTCCTTTCGCCCACGCTAGTCTGTGAGTCAGGTATTACCTTGTGCCATGCCCCTGCGTTTTGAACGTCAACGTATGCTCGCGCAGACTCTGCCATGTCTAACAGATTGGACTCGTTTGGCCTAATCACCCCGCCTTCTGTAGTGACAAGTGGCCTTGCTACGTTCGCTGGGTTGATCTCTAGCACACCAGTGCTAGCAGGAGTATAAGCACCGACAGCAGATTGCGTTGGTTCAGTGATCATGCCGCCAGAAGTGTAAATTGTGTCCTGCCCGCGATCGTTCATCCAAGATGCTTGATTGCTGTATGCAGCTCTTGTGTCATATGGAGCATCAACGATACCTTCTAAGTATCCAGTGTTCGCGCCAGGCACTTGCTCGTAAGTGGACATAGTTTGGTACTTAGGTGAGAAATCACCATAGTGCTTTGCTGCGTCCTCTGGAGAAACTTCCCCTGCCTTAATCTTAGCCCCGGTCCATGCGGCAGCCTGCGTGTTCTTAGCGTCCCAATCTGTGAATCCGCCTACAGCGTTCTTGTTCAGATCGAGCTCAATGATCGCTGTCTGCTCGTCCATAAATGCGTGTTGCTGTGGGCTGAACCCTGCGTCCCAAGGTTTGCCTTCTGGGAATTTAGCTGTTGGAGGATGAGTGTATCCAAATGCTCTACCCTGCCATATATCGTGTACCGCTGTGTTCGCAGTCTCAGGATTCCACGCCATGCTCAGGTTGTCAGCAAACGGTTGACGCTTTGGTCCAAGGTGCGTTCGATCGCCCTGTAGCGCGTACTCAATCAACGGTGACTGATTTGTTGGGAAACGCCCAGTGTTAACTGGCATGCCTGACACTGCCTGGTTAACGCCCTTAACTGTAAACCCAAGGTTGGCATCAACGCCTGTTCCTTGCGATGTAATACCGATAATATCTGCGATCGACTGTTGATTTCCTGGAGCTGTTCTATTGATCCAGTCGCTGGACTCTTTGTACCAATCTCTCCCGGCTTGACCAAGATCGACCAAATTTATGTAGTCTTTGCGCATCTGCGCAGCCTGAGATTCGTTGGTTACATTGCGTGGCGCGCCAGCAAATTGTTTGACCTTCTGAACGCCCTGTCTTGCCACTGGTGCTGCAGGAACTGCTACTTGCCTGGTTGCGTACTCAAGCGCGTCTGCGTATGGAATATTTGTCTCATCTGCGATCCGCTGCGCTATTAGCTCAATATCTGTCTTCCCAGTAGTACTGACGACTCCTCTGATTATGTCGTCTAGCAGTCCGATGGTAGTCTTCCCGAATTGAGTTGCAGCCATTTAAAACATCCTAAATATGTGATCACATGTGTATTTTATCAGCACCAGCTAATCACGCTACACCTTTGAGATTTCTGCGTATTGTATCACCCCATGAGTCTGTCTGGCCAATGCCCTCCCGGTAGATGGCCACCAAACCAAAAGCATCTGCACCGTGGGAACTCCAATCGTGCTCTGGACCAAGGCCGAGTCCACGGGCTTCATCTCGCTTTTCATGATACCAGCCAAGGGCTTCTCTTCCGCCTTTGGTGTTTTCGTCGTGGAATCGGCAGCTTGGGAACATTCTTCTCGCCGCTTCGATGCGGGACAGTACAGCTCCAGGGCCTTGGTTCGAGATAGTGTCGACAGTGAATCCAGCGTCATGTAGAAAGCTCTCCGGTGTCACGTTGTAAACCATGTCATGCTTGCGGCCGTCATGTGGCAGCACACAGAGCGCATCTTCATATCCGCTGTCACGCAGCCAGTTAACGTGCATGTCAAACGACTGGCCTACGGCCTCATAGTAATCCAGGATCCGGATCTCTTCACCGATGAACTGAACTATCCAAATCGCAGTAGCGTCAGACTTGCGACTAGTACCACCGATGTCCCATACAGCATGCAGCTTAACAAGAGGATCTTTGCCAAAGAATCCGATCCTGCCCTCAAGCGCAGCTTCTGACAAATGCCTCGCATAATATGCTCCCTCCAGCACTGTTGCGTATTCGCCTTCCCATACATGCGGGTATCGATCAGGGCTCATGCGCAGCGCGTCTTCACGTTCTTGCAGCAGGACCTTAGATATCCATGGGTTGTGTTTCCAGTTAGCGTTGACGACTACACAGTCTGTCGGCTTGTTCTCACCGCGTAGCCATTGATCAATTGCGTCTGTTGGTCTGTTTGGGTTCCAGCTGGCCCAGATCTGTGAGCCCTCCTTCCGGATAGTCGGTGTCAGCAACTCTAACGATCGGTGACTAATGGACTGCGCTTCCTCGATCCAGGCTCGATCGAACCCTTCCAGGGACTTGATAGAGTCAGCGGTGTGATCTTGCATCCCGGTAAAGATGATCAGCCCATCACCTGGCGTTTCTATTACTTCTCGATAAACCTTGAACCCGGCATTCTCTCCCAGGTTATATGCTTGCAGCTTATCT